ATATAACCGAGCACTCACAGAATCTGAAATAATCCAAAACTTCAACGCACTCCGTGGTCGTTTCGGAATCTAATAAATACCATTGGTACCAATAAAAAGAATAACATCATGGCAAACTCAGACAAGAATATTTTAATCACACCGAGAACTGGATCAACGACAGACGATCCTAGCATTGTATTCACGGGCGCAAACACTGCCGGTTTATTTCCAATTACTGTAAGGGCTTTACCCACTTCTAACGGCACATTGTCGTTTGAAGGTTCTGCGGGACAATTGTTTTCTGTCACAAATGATTTGACTGGTACAATTTTCTCTGTCAATGACGTATCTGGTATACCTTCAATTGAAGTATTGGATACAGGCACAGTCAAACTTGCACAATATTCCGGTAGTGTTTTGGTTGGTGGAACAGCAACTGATGGTGTTTCTAAACTGCAAGTTACAGGTTCTGCTAACGTTTCTTCTTTGAGAATACAAGGATTCGGCCAAGTCATTAGTAGCACAGGAACATGGACTGGACCAAATTCTGGATTAATAGGACCAACCGGACCACAGGGACCTATCGGACCATTAGGACCTATCGGACCCATTGGACCTATCGGACCACAGGGTCCCATCGGACCTATCGGACCCATTGGACCTATCGGACCACAGGGACCCATCGGTCCATTAGGACCTATCGGACCCATTGGACCTATCGGACCACAGGGACCTATCGGACCATTAGGACCTATCGGACCCATTGGACCTATCGGACCACAGGGTCCCATCGGACCTATCGGACCCATTGGACCTATCGGACCACAGGGACCCATCGGTCCATTAGGACCTATCGGACCTATTGGACCTATCGGACCACAGGGACCTATCGGACCACAGGGACCCATCGGACCATTAGGACCTATTGGACCTATTGGACCTATCGGACCACAGGGACCCATCGGTCCATTAGGACCTATCGGACCTATTGGACCTATCGGACCACAGGGACCTATCGGACCTATTGGTAATCAAGGACCTATTGGACCTATTGGTAATCAAGGACCTATTGGACCAATCGGACCTATCGGACCCATAGGTTCAACAGGCACCACAAGTTTCAACGTATGTAATACAACAAACATTGTAAGCTGCATTTCTGGTGGTGGTGGAACAGGAACAAACAACTTCTTTGCTGGTTTCTGTGCTGGTGTCTGCAACACCACTGGCAGCCACAACAACTTCTTTGGAGAAGCTGGTCGTTTCAATACCACTGGCTGCTACAACAACTTCTTTGGTTGCTGTGCCGGCCGCAACAACACCACCGGCGGCAACAACAACTTTATTGGTTCTGATGCTGGACGTTACAACACCACTGGCGCACATAACAACTTCTTTGGTAACGGTGCTGGTCGCTGCAACACCACTGGCTCCTACAACAACTTCTTTGGTGTCAATGCTGGTCGCAATAACACCACCGGCGGTTACAACAACTTCTTTGGCCACAGTGCTGGTCGAGTCAACACCACTGGCTCCTTCAACACCTTCATTGGTTGCTATGCTGGACGTTACAACACCACCGGTTGCAACAACAACTTCTTTGGCCCAAATGCTGGTCGTTTCAATACCACTGGCACCAACAACAACTTCTTTGGTTCTACTGCTGGTTTCAACAACACCACCGGCGGCAACAACAACTTTATTGGTTGTAGTGCTGGTCGCAACAATACCACTGGCCAGGGCAACAACTTCATTGGTACTTATGCTGGTTGCTGCAACACCGCTGGCAACTTCAACAACTTCTTTGGTGCTTGTGCTGGTCGATTCAACACCACCGGTAGCTACAACAACTTCATTGGTGGCTGTGCTGGTCTTTGCAACACCACTGGCAACTTCAACAACTTCTTTGGTCTGTGTGCTGGTCTCTTCAACACCACCGGTAGCCACAACTTCTTTGCTGGTTTCTGTGCTGGTCGCAACAATACCACTGGCAGCTTCAACAACTTCTTTGGTTTAAATGCTGGTTTCTGCAACACCTCTGGCTGCTTTAACGCTTTTGCTGGTAACTGTGCTGGTTTCAGAAACACCACTGGTTGCCACAACACGTTTATTGGTTTATTTGCTGGTTTCGCTAGTACCATTGGCAGCAACAACTTCTTTGCTGGTTTCTGTTCTGGTCTCAATAACACCACTGGTTGTAACAACATCTTCATTGGTGCCAATGCTGGTCTCTGCAACACCACTGGCTCCAGCAACTTATTATTTGGCTGCAATTCTGGCGCAGGTCTACCCGTTGGTCTTGCCAACATTACAACACAAAATGGCCGCATCATTATGGGTAACAATACTCACACTTGCGCCCAAATACAAATTGCATGGACCACAGTTTCCGATATTCGGGATAAATGTATTTTTGGTAATGTGCCACACGGCCGTGGGTTCTTAAAGAAAATTAATCCAATCGAGTTTGCATTCAAGAACAGAGAAACAAATGAAATAACCGATCCTAATGGCAAGCGCCGTTACGGTTTCTCTGCTCAAGAAATTCTTGAAGCTGAAGGTGATAGCAATGTTGTAGTTTCTAATGAAGAACCAGATAAACTTCAAGTTACTAATGATTATTTGATACCCATTCTTGTGAACGCAGTGAACGAATTGACAGTAGAAGTTGATGAACTCAGAGCTAGAATTACAGCTATTGAGAGAGCAAATTAAACATGGATATATAATGTGAACGTGAAAGGATTGTTATGAAGAAAGTTTTGATTGCTACGCCATGTTTGGACCAAAAGGTTGATGCATATTTTGTGCATAGCCTTTGTGAGTCGATAAAGTTAGGTCTCAAACACGACCTAGATATTCGCTGTGTATTTCTTGCAAATGAAAGTATTCTTCCAATGGCTCGGAATGAACTTTTTACATTAGCACACAAAGAAAATTACGATATAATGGTATTCATCGATGATGACGAATATTGGAAAGAATCTGTTTTAATAGATATCATCTTATCGGAAAAAGATGTTATCACAGTCCCCGTTGTGAACAAAGGTGATAAAGATATATCATATAATATTTGGCTTCCTAAGACTCCAGAGATTGATCCAACCGATGGTTATGTAAAGGTTGAAAAATCAGGAACAGGTTTCCTAAAACTATCTCGTAAAGTCATAGTCGATCTCTGGGAATCAAATACCGAATTAAATTTCCGAGGCAAACAACTAAGAAACATCTGTGAGTATACATATTCAGATGGTGGGTTTGTTGGCGAAGACATTACATTGTCCAAAAAAATCAAAGAATTAGGTTACACAATCTGGTGTAACCCACACCATACAGTGTCGCACATCGGTAATAAAATGTACAAAGGCGACTTTAAGAAAAGCAATTCTTCTCTTTTGTGATGAGCAAACAATTTGACATTATTATACCCACGATGTGGGCTGCTAAAAGTTTTTTAAAATCTTTAGAAAAATATATCTCTTATGACTCAGTGAGGTCGATCATTATAATCGACAATAACAAATCACGAAAGCCAAAGACAGATTTACTCAAACATAAAAAGGTCCAACTGATCAGTTATGGCTTTAACATGTACGTCAATCCGGCATGGAATGAGGGTGTTTCAGCAGCAAAGTCTAATCTTTTATGTATTGCAAATGACGATATCACGATAGAAGAATCTATATTTAAAATGATATCTGATCAAGGAATGAACACTGGTGATCTGGTCGGTGTGAACCTTCGTGGCTATCACGACAACTATAAGATTGACGATTACATAGAAACGGATGAAAAAATTGTTCATCTGAACTATGACAGAACAAAGCCTATTGGCTCTCAAGCATGGGCATTTGGTATATGTATGTTCATGCAGAAAGACACATATTGCCAGATACCTAGCCTCTATAAGGTATGGTTTGGTGATGATTACTTGGCACAAAAAGCAAAGAAAATCTACGCCATAAATACTAACAGAATCAAGGGTACAATCTCTGAGACACTGAAGCGACACGATCACAAAACGGATATTCATAAACGATTGATACTTGACTGTAAAAATCTAATTCGTTTTGATCACTTTGAAAATGGAAAAAATTGGGACATCCCAAAAAATATGATATCTGCAAATTATGAACAAACACCAAATAATGTGTTAGAATCGGAATACAATAAAGCTAGAAATGTTATTTCCGACATAAACGAAAACGTACACATTCTTTATGATCTAGCAAAAGAATGCACACATGTAACAGAAATGGGCGTTAGAACTGGTGTTAGTACGAGAGCACTACTTTACTCTGGTGTGAATAAGTTAATATCATATGACTTGAATTTAGATTCAAAAGTCGAAAGTCTTTTTAAGTATGCAAAATCGATTGGAAGAGATGCTGAATATATAAAGGCAGATGTACTCAAAATTGAGATTGAAGAAACTGACTTACTCTTCATTGACACTTACCACACCTATAGTCAGCTTAAACAGGAACTTCAATTACACGGAAACAAAGCTAGAAAATATTTGGCTTTCCATGATACTATGACATTTGGACTCACAGGTGAGAATACAAAAGAGGGAAACGGCCTTTTATCGGCAATCATAGAGTTTATTATCAAGAATCCGCACTGGAAATTCAAGATATATAAAACAAATAATAATGGTTTTACAGTATTAGAAAGAGTGATGAATAAATGAGCAACCAAAAATACAGTATATTTCACATTCAAGGTGGAATTGGTAAACATATCGCCGCAACCGCAGTTGCAAGAGCAATTAAAAACAACCACCCAGATCGTAAACTGATTATTGTTTGTGCATATACAGACATATTCATTAACCTTCCGTTCGTTGATAGAGTGTATCAAATAGGTGCAACACAATATTTTTACCAAGAATACATTCATGAAAAAGATTCGATAATTTTTCATCATGAGCCTTACTATACCACGAATCATATTCATAAGAGAAAATCACTTATACCAAACTGGTGTGAGTTGTATGGACTCGCCTATTCAGGTGAGAAGCCTGAACTAAAATTTAATAAACTCCAGTTTGATGTATCAAAACAATTTTGGAATCGTAAGAAACCGATAATGTTGATACAGACAAATGGTGGTCCAATGTCACCAGATGCAAAATCACATTCTTGGACCCGTGATATGCCAGAAGATGTTGCTCAAAAATTGGTTGATCACTACAAGAATAATTATCACATCTATCAAGTAACTAAAATGAATTCGGTAAAGTTGATCGGCGCAGAACACATCTATGGAACACCAACAAAAGTTCTCAGCCTTATGGAATTTTTTAGTGTTTTACTTCATGCGAAAAAAAGAATTTTAATAGATTCATGTTTGCAACATGCGGCTGCGGCAATGAATCGCAAGTCTACCGTATTGTGGAATGGAACAAGTCCCAAAGTATTCGGCTATGACTTACACGACAATATTACAACAGATGTTCCTTATGATTTTAAACTTCCAGGAAGCTATCTGTTTGATTTTGACTTTAATGGGAATGAGGTTGAGTATCCATACACAGAAACAACTCAACTATACGACATAAATAAGATCATAGATTCTGTTGATAAACAATGAAAAGGACAATGTGAAATGAAAGAAATGATTAAAGAAATTATCCGTGAAGAAATGGCTCGCGCACAGGAAAAGACTTATTACTTTATGGCAGGACTACCCCGTTCAGGTAGCACAATGCTCTCTGCGATTTTAAATCAAAATCCACGATTTTATTCTGGTCCCAGTTCTCCAGTAACTGGTTTGATGATCATGTTAGAACAACAAATATCTCAAGATGAACTTTTCCGAGCATTTCCAAAAAATGAACAAGCTGGACAAATTATCGCAAATGTGATTAAACACTATTATAGTGATGTTGAGGAACCGGTAATCTTTGACAAAAATCGGTCATGGGTCAACCGTATTCATTATATTCCAGGATACTTCGGATGTGAAGCTAAAATTATTTGCCCAGTGAGAAACACCTCCGAAATCTTATCTTCATTCATCGCAATGCACAAGAGAAATCCATATGAAGTGAATGGTAAAATAAACTTTCTTGATGAGATGCTTGTAAAGTCGAATATTTCACTCACTGATGAAAATCGTTGCCAACTACTTATGTCCGAAATGGGAATTGTTGGTCAGAGCTATACTGGTCTCAAACAAGCATTGATGGAAGGCAAACAAAAGAACCTTCATTTTGTAGAGTATGAGGACCTAGTTACAAATGCTGAAGCTACCATGCGAAAGTTATATGAATTTCTTGGTGAAGAATATTACGAAGCACACGATTATGAAAATTTAGAAAATGTGCATAAAGAAAATGACGCTGAAGTTTATGGCTTTTCGGACATGCACGACATTCGCAAATCGGTAGGAAAATCTGGAATTAATCCAGAAGAAATTCTTCCAGAATCAATACTTAAAGCATGTGAAGGTTCTGAATTTTGGAGATCAATTGAAGAAGATATAAATACCGGCGATACAACATATCAAGAATCTGTAACGGATGATGTTGATAATAACTCATCAACAAATAATGAAAAACTAATAGGAGCATAAAAATGGAAACACCACGCACAATCGAACAAATTCGAGGCACTATTCGATCCGCTAGAGACAGCGTTTGGGTCATTACAGATGAAATCGAAAAACTGAATGCCGGCGGAACACCAAACGAAAATGCCAAAGGTAATATTGATCGTAACGTTTCGCATCTGAAGTTGGTCGTTTCTGATCAGGAAATAATCGATTCTGGTGAAGATATTGCTGACCTCACCGCAGCAATTACAACTGGTGAAGCAAAACTTGCCGAAGATATTTGGCCTGCGGACGAAGACACAGTTTAAAAACTGATTTATATTATGGACAATATTGTTATTTTTACAGGTGGTTTTGATCCAATTCACAGTGGACATATTTCTTGCATTAAAGAAGCAAGAAAACTGGGTAGAGTCGTAATCGGTTTAAACTCAGACGAATGGCTTACACGTAAAAAAGGTAAGCCATTTTTAACTTTCGAAGAGCGTAAAGCCGTTCTTGATGAGTTTAAAGACATTTTATGTGTAATTGCTTTTGATGACTCAGATGACACAGCATCGGACGCTATTCGACAGGTTATGAATTTGTTTCCAAAAAACAAAATTATTTTTGTCAACGGCGGCGATAGAACAGAAGGCAATATTCCCGAACTGGAAGTTTTTCGTGACCAACCCAAAGTATCATTTCAATTCGGTATAGGCGGCCAAAATAAAAAAAATAGTTCCAGTTCTTTATTGTATGATTGGAATCAATCAACTGAAAAAAGAATTTGGGGCGATTCAAAGACCTATTACGACACTAAAGAGTCGAAGGTCAAAAGATTGGTGATCGAGCCAGGTAAATCAATTTCGATGCAATATCACCTGAGAAGAAACGAATTCTGGTTCATCGAATCTGGTGCAGGAACAATATACACACTAGACGGTGAAAACATCATAAAACTGAAGACTATATATAAGCATGAAACCCATCATGTTTCTGTTGGTCAATGGCACATGATCAAAGCAGATACAGATGAAAAGCTGTGCATCATTGAAATTCAATATGGTAAATTATGTGAAGAAAAGGACATCGTAAGATTATGAAAAAAATTCTAGTAATGGGTCTTCCTGGTTCAGGAAAAACATATCTCGCAGAAAGACTTAAAAAGTATCTAGAAGATAATGGTGATATCATGAAGATATCACCTGGTAAAGTTTTAAATTGTGAAGGAATTCCAGACCACTCAATCTGGAAAGTTAGTGTCGATTGGTTTAATGCAGACGAAGTTCGCAAAAGATTTAACGATTGGGATTTTAGTAAAGAAGGTCGCATTCGTCAAAGTATACGAATGTTTGAGTTTGCAATGAAGTGTAGTGGTGAATTTGTCATTTGCGACTTTGTTGCACCTCTACCAGAAATGCGTCACAATTTTAAAGCTGATTGGACGATTTGGATGGACACAATTGATGCTGGCAGATATGATGATACGAATAAAGCATTTGTACCACCAGATGTTTACGACTTTAGAATCACCGAACAAAACGCAGAAAAATGGGTAGAATTCGTAGGCAACCACATACTTGAGGAGCGCCGTAGACCAAGATTCGATTGGCAAAAAGAAACTGTTCAAATGTTAGGTCGTTGGCAGCCATGGCATCCAGGCCACAGAGCATTGTTTAACCGTGCTATCGCTAAGACAGGTCAGGTAGTCATTCAAATTCGTGACTGTCAAGGATGGCAAGGTAGTAATCCATTCGCAATCGAGCAAGTTAAGAACTATATTCGCAGAGACTTAGATCCACTCTATCAAGGCCAATACGAAATTCAAGTTGTTCCTAATATTGTAAATATTACCTACGGGCGTGACGTTGGTTATAAGATAGAACAAGAAGTTTTTACCGAAGAGGTACATTCAATCTCAGCCACAAAAATTCGAGAACAAATGGGTTTAAAATAGACTCAAAAGCAAATTTACTGATGGCATAAATACTTGGTAGTTTTAAAAATAAGGTATAATAATGCCATCAGTAACAAATAGACAAACATTCAAAGAATACTGCTTACGTAGATTAGGTTTTCCAGTGATCGAAATCAATATTGACGACGACCAACTGGAAGACAGAATAGATGATGCGTTTTCATACTGGCAAGACTACCATTTTGACGCACTGCAAAAGGTGTATTACATCAAACAGCTTGACGCTACAGATATCACAAATAAATATATCAATATGTCACCAAGCGTCACAAGAGATACAGGTAATAATGCAGTAAATATTGTCGGTGTAACAAGAGTATTTCCAATATCAGATTCGATCAACACAAATAATATGTTCGATCTGCGTTATCAACTCCGTTTGAACGAACTGTACGACTTTACTTCTGCATCATATGTTAATTACACATTGACAATGCAACACCTACGTTCACTTGAGATCATGTTTACGGGTGAAGTACCTATTCGATTCCAAAGACACATGCATAAGCTATTTTGTGATTGGGGTTGGGGCACAGCCGTAAAAGCCGGAGATGTAGTGATTGCTGAATCATATGCAATGATTGATTCCGCACAATACGCATCGGTTTGGAATGACCGTTGGCTTAAAAAATATGCAACAGCCCTCATCAAAAGAACTTGGGGAAACAATCTTAAAAAGTTTGCCGGCGTACAACTTCCTGGTGGTGTTGTGCTGAACGGTGATAAGATTTATGAAGAAGCTATGGAAGAAATCAAAGAATTAGAAGAAGAAATGACAAATAGCTATTCGTTACCAGTTGAATTCTATTTAAACTAATGCCTACTAATTCGTATTTCAATAACTATAATTCAAATCCGGAGCAAAGGCTCATCGAAGATTTGATGATTGAAACCATTAAAATTAATGGTGTGGATTGTTATTACATGACGAATGATAACGATGTTGCCAGAGATTTATTGTATGGTGAAGACCCACTGAAACGATTCACATCGGCCTATCCACTTGATCTATACATTACAAACGTAGATGGCTATGAAGGTGAACGGGAGTTTTTCTCTAAATTTGGTCTAGAAATTCGTAATAACATGTCTGTGATTGTATCTAAACGTACTTTTGCACGTTGGGTACCGCAGACATATAGCAGACCAAGAGAAGGTGATTTGATTTATATACCGTTTTTCTCACAAACAGGTGAGATGTATGAAATCAAGTATGTAAATTATACAGAAGCATTCTACATTATGGGTAACAAATACCCATATTTCTACAAGCTAGAGCTAGAGAAGTTCAAATATTCACAAGAAACAATCGATGTTGGTATTTCAGATATTGATGATGTTGTTAATCTAGATGCTTATAATATAACATTGAACGTGTCAGCAAATGTAAACTCAAATAACTTCATTGTTGGTGAAAGAGTGCGTGCAAATAATTCAGCAAACAATGTTGGAACAGTTGTATACTGGAATAGACCAGACGGTGTGTTGAAAATCACCGACACACTTGGAACTTTTGCAAATAACTCAATAATGCAAGGTGCAAATAGTAATGCAACATTTACTATCTCATCAACACCAGACACTCTCTTAGACCCACAATCACGTGAAATGTATGATAATAAACTCATACAAACAGAGGCAACAGACTTTGTTGACTTATCTGAAATTAATCCATTCGGTACACCAACATGAGTTACGCATATCATAGAACAATTAGAAAAGTTGTTATCGCTTTTGGTAATCTTTTCAATGAAATTAAATTATCAAGGTATGATGATAACGGAGTAGAGCAGGAGAATTTTCTTGTTCCAATTGTGTATGGTGGAAAAGAGAAATATGTTTCACGTTTAGACGGCGATCCAGAGTTGGACAAAAAAGTACAGATCACGTTACCTATTATGTCGTTTGAAATGACAAATATGACTTATGATCCTTCTCGTAAGTTAAACACCAACATGAAGACAACAGCACACTCTGGTCAATCTGGATCTACACTGGCGGTTTATAATCCAGTTCCATTTGATTTTGAATTCTCACTCTTTGCATATGTACGAAACATCGAAGATGGCGCGCAACTTATGGAAAAGATTCTTCCATACTTTACACCAGATTATACTGTAAGTGTTAATTTAGTTCCAGAGATGGGTATTGTTAAACAATTACCTATTATACTAAAAGGTGTTACAAATGAAGTTGATTATGAGGGTGATTATAATTCAAAAGTTCGAAATGTTATCTGGACACTAACGTTCACTGTAAAAGGTTACCTGTACGGTGCAATTAGAGAACCTAAAATAGTCAGAACAGCAATCACAAACATACTTGATGATAACAAATTAAAATACAATACAGTAACGGCCACAATGTCTTCTGGTGGGCTTGGTAATTATCAACTTGATGAAATTGTATACCAAGGTTACTCTTATGAAACTGCAACTGCAACAGCAAAAGTACGTTCTTGGTATAGCACCACACGTAAACTAGAATTAACAGATTTGAACGGTCACTTTGTAACTGGCACCGGTGTCAAAGGTTATACAACAAACACAACTTGGGTACCATCATCTTTTGTGGCCACACCAATTAATACGGTTAGAGTGGAGATAAAACCTAATCCACTTAATGTTGTAATGCCTAACAACTATACATATACCACACAAATAACAGAATTCCCCAATATTGTTTAAGTACAATACACCAAAAAATGTCCAAATTTGAAAACAGTATGAGTGAAATATTTGATGTGGTACCAAAGACCATCGAAAAAACCGAACACTTACCCGCAAAAATAGAATCACAAGTTACCAAAAACCTTGATGGTGACCTCGATGATGATTATCAAGAATCGAGACAAACACTTAAAGAGTTGGTTGTAAAAGGTAATCAAGCAATCGACCATCTCCTTGCTATTGCATCAGAGACAGAACACCCACGTGCATTTGAAGTTGTTGCTACTCTCATTAAGAATACAGCAGAAGCAAATGAAAAATTAATGGCGATGCAGAAGACCATTAGAGAACTAAAGAACATTAAGAAGAATGATTCTGGTTTTAATGTAGACAAGGCCATTTTTGTAGGCTCAACTTCAGAACTTTCAAAATTGTTAAAAACAAAGAATGCCGATTAATAATAAAGATTCTTACCGTGACAATCCGTTACTAAAAAGAGCCGGAGTTGAACACGCATATACACAGGAAGAAGTTGATGAGTACATAATGTGTGCCAAAGATCCTGTGTATTTTGCAATGAAATATATCAAGATTGTCAACGTTGATCTAGGTCTCATTCCGTTTCGTATGTGGGAATTTCAAAAAGAAATGATTCGCACATACCATGAAAATCGTTTTTCAATTACAAAATGTCCTCGTCAGGTCGGTAAAACAACCACATCAGTTGCATATCTTCTTTGGGTAACACTTTTCCAAGACTCACAAAACATTGCCGTTCTTGCTAACAAAGGCTCACTAGCCCGTGACATTCTAGCAAAGTATCAACTAGCATACGAAAACCTTCCTATGTGGCTCCAACAGGGTGTGGTGACATGGAACAAGGGTAATGTAGAACTTGAAAACGGGTCAAAAATTATTGCGGCATCCACATCAAGTTCAGCAGTTCGTGGTGGAGCATTCAACATTGTATTCTTGGACGAATTTGCATTCGTTCCGGCTAACATTGCCAATGAGTTTTTTAACTCTGTTTACCCTGTTATATCATCTGGTAAGACCACAAAAATTATCATTGTGTCAACACCTAATGGTATGAATTTATTCTACAAATTGTGGATGGACGCTATTGGTAAGAAGAACGGTTACAAAACGTTTCAAATTCACTGGTCTATGGTTCCAGGTCGAGATGAAAAGTGGAAAGAAGAAACAATTGAGAACACGTCCGAAGAACAGTTTCGTCAGGAGTTTGAATGTGAATTCTTGGGTTCCACAAATACGCTTATCTCAGGATCAAAACTGGCTCAGTTGGTGTATCAAGAGCCAATTGCCAAACATGAGATGTTGCACATTTATGAATATCCAATTAAAGGTGATGAAGAACGTTCTGCTGACCATATCTATGCTATCACAGTTGATCCAGCGGAAGGTAGAAACCTTGACGGTTCTGCATTCTCGGTATTTGACGTTTCATCGATACCATATCGTCAGGTCGCCAAATACAACTCATCATCCATTTCACCAGTTCTATTCCCAACTGTCATCTACAATACAGCGAAACTGTTCAATGATGCATACGTTCTAATAGAAATAAATAATACACCTCAAATTGCCGACACTCTCCACCAAGACCTTGAGTATGAAAACGTGGTTAAGATTGAGACTGGAAACAAAAAAGCGCAGGCAATGGGTACAGGTTTTGGTCGTGGCATTCAGCTTGGTCTAAAAATGTCACCACAAGTTAAAAGGATTGGATGTTCCAACCTGAAAACTTTAATAGAAAATGACAAGTTAATTATTAATGACTTTGATACCATCTCAGAATTAACAACTTTTGTGTCAAATCACAACAGTTTCAAAGCTGAAGAAGGTGCAAATGATGACATTGTGATGACTTTGGTTATGTTTGCATGGATGACAACCAACCAGTATTTTAAAGAAATTGTCAACCATGATTTGAGAAAGCAGATGCAGTTAGAAATGTTGAATCAATCAGACGAAGAAATGCCATCTTTTGGTATCTTTGATGATGGTACTGATAAAAATTACATCGTAGAGAGTGGTGACGTTTGGCTTAAAAAAGAAGAAGATTCGAATTCTCCTTCTAACTTTTTTATGTACTAACTATAAAACCATCAATTCATAAATATATTATAGGTTATTACTGCCAAATAACATTATAAAACAAGGAGAGTAAAATGGCGTTTCAAATTTCTCCAGGCGTAAATGTATCCGAGATCGACTTAACAACAGTTGTTCCTGCGGTATCTACTACAGCCGGTGCATTCGCTGGACCATTTCAATGGGGACCAGTAGGACGAAGAACACTCGTATCACACGAAACAGATTTAGTTAACAAGTTTGGGAATCCAGACGGCAACACTGCAACTTCATTCTTTTCAGCGGCTAACTTCTTAGCTTATGGAAACAATCTACAAGTTGTTCGTGCAGCCAACAGCAATTCTAGAAATGCTTCTTCAAATACGAACAATCTTTTGACAATTAACAATGTTGATGTATATGATACTACATATGTTGTTGACACATTAGGACAAACATTTGTTGCTCGTTACCCAGGCGCATTAGGAAACTCATTAAAAGTTTCTGTTTGGGATTCTAACACAGCAAATGCTAACACCCTCAGCGGTAATACATTCACCTCTTGGACTTACAAATCATATTTCCCTGCGGCTCCAAATACTTCGTCATTTGTTGCTTCTTCTGGTGGTGCAAACGACCAATTTCACTTAGTTGTTATAGACGAAGATGGTTTGTTTAGTCAAGGCGCTAAAGGCGCCGTTCTTGAAGTGTTTCCATACCTATCAAAAGCATCTAATGCGACAGGCGATGATGGTTCAACTTCATACTACAGAACAGTGTTGCGTGAACAATCAAAATATATTTACGCATTAGGTCCAGTAGATCCTGCAAACACTTCTGCTACGTGGGGGCAAACAGCAAACACGCAATTCTCTGGTTGCTTCATGGCAGCGGCTAACACCGGTTCAACAGTTTCACTTGCAAACGGTACAAACTTACCTTTGACAACAGCAGATTATACAAGAGGTTACAGTGAGTTTACCAATCCAGATGTAGTTGATATTTCATTAATAATTACTGGTGACGCAGGTGTGTCTTCAAACACCATCAGTCCTAATACAGCCATTGAAACTGTGCAACAATATACAATCGATTCTATTGCTGCCGCACGTAAAGATTGTATAACGTTCTTGTCTCCACCACAATCTGGTATTGTTGGCGGCGCAACTCCTGAAACTTCTGTTACCACTTGGATTACAACATTGAGCCGTGCATCAACATATGCAGTCGCAGACTGTGGTTGGAAATACCAATTCGACAAGTATAACAACGTGTACCGTTGGATTCCACTAAACGGTGATATTGCTGGACTATGTGTTCGTACAGACCAAACACGTGATCCTTGGTTCTCTCCAGCAGGCGTAAGTCGTGGTGCAATTAAAAACGTAGTAAAACTTGCATGGAATCCAACACAAGCACAACGTGATGCCATTTATTCTATTGGTGTAAACCCTGTTGTTTCCTTCCCAGGTCAAGGAACCATTTTGTACGGTGACAAGACTTTGATAACACAACCATCTGCATTCAGCCGTATTAATGTTCGTAGATTGTTTATTGTTCTGGAAAAAGCAATTGCATCAGCATCTAAGTTTTCTCTATTTGAATTGAATGATGAGTTTACTCGTGCCCAATTTATTGCTTTAGTTGAGCCATTCTTACGTGACGTTAAAGGTCGCCGTGGCATTTATGACTATCGTGTTGTTTGTGATACCACAAATAATACTCCAGAAGTTATTGATGGCAACAAATTCATTGGTGACATTTACATCAAGCCTGCGCGTTCTATCAACTACATTCAGTTGAATTTCATTGCAGTTCGCTCTGGTGTACAATTCAGCGAAATTGTTGGTGGCGTTTAATAAATAATAAGAAATAGGAGAAACAAATGGCTTTCAACGTAACAGAGTTTCGTGCAAATCTCATCGGAGATGGTGCCCGCCCTAACCTGTTCCAAGTCACAATGACTTTCCCAACATTCGCTAACGACCCAGTAAATTCTGGACAAGCACTAACATTCCTTTGCAAGACTGCACAATTGCCAGGTTCAACTGTTGGTACTGTTCCACTTTATTACTTTGGTCGTGAGTTGAAGTTTGTTGGAAACAGAAACTTTGCTGACTGGACAGTTACTATTATCAATGATGAAAACTTCAAGGTTCGTAAAGGATTCGAATCATGGATGAATGGCATCAATTCACACGGTGGAAACTTGCGTAATGCAGCAGCAACTTCACCTATTGGTTATTCAGTTGATGCTAAAGTAGATCAATTTGACAAAGCAGGCAATGTAATAAAATCTTATAAGTTTGTTGGTGCTTTCCCTGTTGATTTATCACCTATTGATTTGGATTGGGGTTCTAACGATACTATCGAAGAATTTTCAGCAACCCTAGCATATCAGTGGTGGGAATCGGACACTACATCTTAATTATATACGGGGGATTAATTTCCCCCTCATGTTTATTTGAATTGGAACTAAACTAATATGGCACTAAATCTTTTCGGTTTCCAAATCTCCAGGCAAAAGACTGATGTTGATCAACAGTCGGAGAAAACCTTTGCGCCGCCTTCTAATGAAGACGGTGCTTTGACGATTTCTTCTGCCGCCTATTATGGCACATATGTTGATTTGGATGGTACTGCCAAAAATGAAGTTGAGTTGATTTCTCGTTATCGTGAGATGGCAATGCAACCAGAAATTGAATCAGCTATCGATGATATTATCAACGAAGCAATCGTTCAAAACGATAATGGAAAATCAATTCGTATTGTTATGGACGATTTGAAACAACCTGAAAAAATTAAAAGGGCGATTGAAGAAGAATTTAGTATTGTTCTACGATTGTTAAATTATCAAAACATGGCTACAGATACTTTCCGTAGATTCTATGTTGACGGCCGATTATTTTATCATATTATTCTAGATGAAAAAAATCCAACGCAAGGTATCAAAGCACTCCGTTATATTGATCCACGCAAAATTCGTAAAGTACGTGAGATTAAAAAAGATAAAGACACAGGAACATCAGTTGACGTAGTACAAACAGTTAACGAATACTACATCTATAACGATAAAGTAACATCAGGTTCTTCTTCTAGTTACGGTCCAGTTGGTGTTCGTATTGCTAAAGACGCAATTATCAACGTTAATTCTGGTTTAATGGATTCTCGCCGTGCTGTTGTGTTATCGTACTTACATAAAGCCATTAAACCATTAAACCAGTTGCGAATGATTGAAGATGCAACGGTTATCTACCGTATTTCACGTGCGCCTGAACGTAGAATTTTTTATATTGACGTAGGTAATTTACCTAAATTAAAAGCAGAACAATATCTACGTGATATCATGGTCAAGTATAAAAACAAGTTGGTGTATGATGCACAGACTGGTGAAATACGTGATGACCGTAAACACCTATCAATGATGGAAGACTTCTGGCTACCTCGCCGTGAAGGAGGCAAAGGTACTGAAATCACAACACTACCAGGCGGTCAAAATCTTGGTGAATTGGAAGATGTAAAGTATTTCGAAAAGAAACTATACAAGTCACTGAACGTTCCAGTTTCACGTTTGGATCCAAACCAATCTGGATTTTCACTAGGTCGTGTTGGTGAAATATCACGTGATGAAGTTAAGTTTGGCAAGTTTGTAGATCGTCAACGTCAAAAGTTTTCTGAAATTTTTGACCAAGCACTCAGAGTTCAGTGTGTACTTAAAGGTATTTGTACAGCAGAAGAATTTGATGAGTTCAAAGAAAACATTTATTATGACTTCATAAAAGATAATAATTTTGCCGAACTTAAAGAAGCAGAATTGGTGCGTGAACGTCTATCACTTCTTGGCTCAGTTGATCCATATGTTGGTAGATACTATTCTATGGAATGGATTCAACGTAATGTACTGAGACTAACA